CCATGATCAAAATGATTAACTCTGAAATAATTTCCTGAGAACTGTGAGTCTGTAGGACCACTAGAACTTCTAATGGTAGTAGTTGCCAAACTTACTATTGTTCCAGAAGCATTATAATAACTGACCCCAATTGCAGGACTTGCTGTTCCATCATCAAATGCTTTACTAGCACCAAATTCACCTTGAACACCAGCAACAAATAATGTATCAATACCATCAATTTCAGTAATGGTAATTGTTCCATCTTTACCAGTTTTTCCACCAGTATCATTTGTCACAATACCAACTACATCACCAGTTTGATATCCATTACCATGAGAATTAATAGTAATGGCGCCATTCAAAACGCCTCCAGAAGGAGTTAAAGTTAGTCTTAATCCACTACCTTGTCCAGTAATGTTATATGTTCCTACATTACTAATTGTTCCTGAATAATTGGTTCCTACACCAGTAACTTCTGCGCTTACAACAGATGAACCAGTACCAACAATAAATGCGGAACTATTTGGAGTTGCTCCTGAAAGTTTTCTTCCTATCTTGAGAATATTATCTCTAAGATTTGCTAAATTGCTGTTGGTGCTTATTATTGTGGTAATTCCTATAGTTCCAGTCTTTGGTAGTGTTCTAATTGGATTATTTCCAAGATTTGGAATATAACCATTACTACCATCTAATGTTGGATTATAGAAAAATGCCGTCCCAGAATCCGCCGTAAATTGAGCTTTATAAAGTTTAAATTTAAGATCTTGATATTGATTTGGTGTCCATACAGATCCATTTTGGGACTTATACAAACTACCTAATGCAAATTGTTTCGTATATCTAACTGCTTCAGCATCTGGAAGTGATTGTGTATTTACTGTCGTTTCTCCCATTTGAGCACACCACAATTCATATTGATCGGTGCTTGGGGCAATAATAACAATGGCATATTCTTTACCAGGTGCCAAGTAAATTGGTTCCGGGAAAGTTACTTTAGTAGCCGTTTCTCCAGTTGCTGATGTTAGTATAGCGGGGATTCTATTTCCAGCAGCATCAGTAGTTGTTGGTCTAATTACAGCAGGTCTCCCCAAAACAGACATTGTTGGAATTCCCAACTCAACTGTTCTTATCTCAACTCTTAATGGATGATCATCTGTTGGAATATTACCAAAGAATAAATCTACAGATGTAACAAAAGCACCTTCAGTATCATCACTTTGATAATCAATATTTGGGGCTTGAATATCACTTATATTTCCGCCAACAGCAAAAGTTTGAGCAAGTGGATCTCCATAAAATACTGGTGGTGGTGGCGGATTTCTTCTTACAGTTACTCTTTGAAGTACTCTCCAAATTCCTGTAGACTGATATGATGTTTCTGCTGAAGTTATAAGTTTACTACCTGGCAATGGTTTTGCATTAGTAGAACTATTTGTAACTTTATAAGTTTTAGTTCCTGTAGATATTCTAACAACAGGTGCTGGTTGAGCGAGTGGATTTCTTAGGAAAAAACAACCAATAAGATCACCATAATTATCAGAAATTAATCTGAGGTCTTTGACAAAAGCAATTGCACCACTTGTCTGACCAACTAACTGCATTCCTTTAAGAAGGTATCCAGAATATCTACCCTGTGATTGCGAAGCTAAAGAAAATGTATCTACATTTAAAACTTTTGAAGATTGACTATATTGTTCGGTAAGATTTTCTTCCTTAACATATGGATTGATATTAAATACGGACGATGCTGAATTAAATGGTCCATACTTATGATTGCCTTGAGATACTCTAAAACTAATTAATTGTTCTCCAGCAGCATCATATCCTCTCACTTCTTCACCAACAGTAAATGCTGCAGATGCTCCATAACTTTCTAATGAAGAATCTGGCGAAATTTCAATTAATTTTGGAACAAAATCTACTCCAGCAACTCCATCAAGGAATTGGTAAAATCTAGTCAAAGGTTTAATATTAGTTACAGAAAATTCCGTATTTCTAGATCTCATAAATTGTTCTGATCCAGCAGAAATAACAACATCAGAAGAAGAAACTACTATTGATCCACCTCCTCTTGTTGCTCCACCAACTCTTATTGTTCTTACCCAAGAATCTACAGAAGGTGTTAACTGCACATTACCAGTATAATCAATCACATGGAATGGATTTACATTCTCAACTCTGGTTGCAAGAGGTTGTTCAATCCATTCAAGAGATTCATCATATTTTAAAGTAATTGATCCTCCAGTTTTTTGTACGTTTGAATCTAGTAAAGTAGAATCTGATGAAAGATCTAAATTATCATCAGTTTGTTGATTTTGAAAAGCCATTAAACTTTCCAATGAGTTTCTACTAATAATTGGAGTCAATTCTTGATTATCAGAATCAACTTCTATTGAAGATATATTTAAGTCTATCAAAGAGTTATTTTTAAAATCATCTACAAAAAATCCACTCTTAAATCTATCAATTCCATCAGAATCTCTTATTTGTAAAGTTTTTAAGTTCAATTCTAACAAAGATAAAGAAGTTACTTCTTCTAAATTCTCAATTCTGTCTTCAATTCTACCAATATCTCTCATAGTATATCTTCTATTATCAACAAGAGATATTTTGGCATCATTTGGATCATACAAATATGGAGGTAAAGTAATGGTTGCCAATTCCATTACTTGATCATTAGTTGTTGTTGGTTCTTGTGGAGAATTTGAGGAATTGCCTTTAGTTACAAACAAAACTCCTTTCTTATCAATATACAACTTATCAATTCGACCAAGATAAAATTCATATCCGACTAAAGAATCTTCATTTGGTGCTAAAATCCTAGTTGGTTGTGAACTAAAATCTCTCGAATCAAAATCGAATGGAGATTGTGTAGAACTGGAAAAAACGGATACTCTAGGACGGAAATCTAATGTATCACTAGATCTTACTCCATCTTCACCTATTTCTGGAATATCTTCAGAAAATCTATCTTCACCATAACTCATTACAGTGAATAAGTCTCCACTATCTGAAGAATCTACATCGTAATAATCAAATATTACAGAAAGTTTTTTGGATGGTATTGGGGTATTCAGATTTCTAACTATTTTAGAATAATCATAATATTGTTCTTTTTGACCTTTATCCAATTTATAAGAATTTGTTAGATCATTATACTTTCCAATAACAAGGGTGTTTATATTTTGAGAAATATTTGATTCTTTAAATTCTACTTTTTCTCCTTTAACAAATCGATCACCATTAAGATAAACTATAGAAACAGTAAAATTATTTAAAGAAGAATTGGTAGAATTCTGTACTACTCTTGCTACAGCATTACTATTGCTACTAATAATATCTTCACCAATTACAGATCCACTTACATCACTAAGGAATACTAATTGATCTAAAGAAGGACTATCAGTATCCAAAGATTCATGAACCGCTAATACCTTAATTACATCAGGACGATTGAGTGATATTTCTTCATCTTGAACTCTTAATCCATAATATTGACTTGTTGTCAATCCACTCAATGAAGTGGTGACTCCAGAAACAGATTTATCGACTGTTAATAATCCATCTCTCTTATATAATTTTTTCTTACTTTTTATCCCTACTTTTTTGAGAGTTACATTAACTACTGCACCACTAGCACCTAAAGTATTATCGAGACCTCTAAATGATACTTCACTATCACTATGTGTGAAAGAATCTGAAGTTACTGTTCCTATTCCACCACCACTATAATGAATAGAATATCTCTCTGCATCAAATGCAGTAAAGAAAATACTACCTATTCCACTAATTTCTGTTGCGGATGTGGTTACCGTTAGAGCTGCTCCGGAAACAGATTCTCCCCCCAATTGTTCTCTAATTAATAAACTAGAAGAAGAAAGATTTACAGAAGAAATATTTTGTTCTGGAAGTTTTTCGTATAATGATGCAGAATCATCATTTCTTAAAATTGGAACTCCAAGAGTAACTAAGTGTGTTCCATCAGATTCTCCCCCATCAAAAACACCAGATACTGTGGCAATTCCTGCTAAAGTTACTGTAAGACCATCAGAAGAAACTTCTGCAACTCTATTAAATGTCTCTGTTGTAAATCCGGCAGTTGTTCTTTGATATCTAATAACAGAATCTGTTTTTATTCCAGTAAATACTTTACCAGGACTGGTAGCTGAAAGACCACTAATAGTTAATTCCGTCACTCCATTAGGTAATGGAAATTTATCTAAGAAAGTATCTGCTTTAAAATTAAATGCTCCAGATCCAGATTGACTTACTGATTTAATATCTTCAGTTCCATAAGTTTTTATAGATTTAATTACTCTTGGTTTATCTTCTCCATTAACTATTATTTGTTCTCCAACAGAAAATCTTCCAGAAGTTTGTGTTAAAGTTATATTTACTGTTGAGCTATCGGCAATTGCAAATCCATTAGCACCACTACTTTTACCCTTAATAAATGATGATTTCAATGTATTAAAGGTATCATTTAATTCTAAAATTGTATATGTTTGTATATCATACAAATATAAATCCCAATTAGTAGAATTTCCGGTATAAGAAGCATCCGTAATATTAAAAGTATATAATCTCGCACTACCAACGCCAACACCTTCAGAATTATGTTGGCTATGTAAACTTATTATAGATCTTTCTTGAGGAGTTCCTTGAACTTTATTAACTCTCAAAAGATTTCCCAATGAGAAAGAAACATTAGAGTTGGAAACTGATTGCGTATCTCTTGGTTTATCTACATCAATAACTGTTGTTCCAGTCGTTTCTACATCATATCCCCTAACATATGCTTTTCCTGGAGATATTTTTACACACATTAAGTCATCTGATGGATCATTTAGTTCATCTGTTTTCTGATTATCAAAATATAATCCATCATTACCAACTCCATTATTTAAAGAGTTACGTAGAGATACATCAAATGGATCTACAGAGTAACTTCCAGATTCATCATTTGTTCTTTCTGCAAGATAATCTTTAATTAAATTATATTCAGTTTTTGTTTCAATAAATTGAATTTTACCATCTCTAACTCTTAAAAGCTCTACAAAATCAGTATCATCAAAATTAGATAAAAGTTTTTTAGTTAAAGTTAAAGTAATTTCTAATCTATCTGCTCCTGGAGCAGCATAATTTGAAAATCCCTTAGCATTATCATATAATGAATTATCATCTTTAGCAGATATAACATTTTCGTTTATCTTTAATCCTACTCTATATGAAGGAGTATTGCTATACTCATCTAATAAAATTGTTTGCTTCAAGACATTAACAAAATATCCACGAATAAAATATACACCATTATCAATAGATGCGGCTGATCCTACAAAAGTTGCATTTAAGTCTATTAAAGACGCAAAAGCAGTTCCAGCATTTATTGTTGTATTTCCATACGTAATATTTTCATCACAAATTAAAGATTCCCCATCATCAAACTGATCAAAAATAAAATTATTATTAGAATCTACATATTTAACATATAATGTTAAATCTTCTACACTAGTCGATTCGCTTGGAAAAGAAATAAAGACTACTTCTGCAGTAGTTCCTGAACTTTGTCCTGTTATCTTTTTGCCAAGGTACTTATCAATATAAAGAGAAACATCTGCACCAAAATTTGTAGCATTTAACTTTACTGCATAAAATTGACTATCGTATGAAATACCACCGGGAGATACTACAGACCCCTCTTTGAAAATATGACTTCCAAAATCTTCTATTTGATTTTGTAATATTGATTGCAGAGTTGTTAATTCTCTTGCCTGTACAGGAAATCCAGGTTTAAATAAAACTTTATAAAAATTATTATCAGAATTGAAATCATCATAATATGGATTAATATTTAAATTTCTTTTTTGTGCCATTTGTTTTTAGAATTCCAGAATAATTTTAACGTCTTCTTTTTGCCTAGAGTCCCTAGTTACAAGAGTTCGATTATCAATATAAATTATGTCTCCTGTCTTTCTATTTATCTCCGGATTGGCAAGTCCATTTGTAAAAGTAACTCCCAAATTAATTCCATCAAAAACATTAGTCTCAGTAAAAGATGTATCAATAGATCCAGTAAAATTATCTGTCGTCACAGGACCTCCATCTGAACTAAAATCTAAAACTTTAGAATTTGCCGTATTATCCGTAGAATCTACATTATTGTAAAAACATAAAGATCTATCAGTATAGTATTTCAATACCTTAGTGTCTTTATCATATGAAGCAACATATCCCTTTGCCGTTTCACCACTTATTGTCTGTGAAATAATTGCTCCGATGTCTGGACCATTATCACTAGTAGTAACTTTCATTGCTGATAACGAAGAGTATTGATTATCAGTAAAAATACTTGTCCCACCAAATGCTAAAGGATTTTTTATAATTCCAACTTGAGCAAATTTTGTATTGGTTGGAAAATCTCTAGTAGAATCATCAAATCTGGCATAGATCAAAACTCTATCAGCACCCAACTCTGTATAGATATCATTTCCATGACCTTTAGCAGGAGGTATGATTGGTATCAGTTTTGCTGCATCTGATGAACTATGTCCATCAGGCCTAAGAGGACTCAAATCGACATAACCATAAGTGTATCCACTACCACCAGCGGTTATTTTTACCGATTCAATTTTCTTTTCAGAATTTATAGTTACTAATGCCTTTGCTCCGGTACCATCTCCGACAATATTACATTCTTTGCTTTGATTATATGTGTAATTATTTCCTGCATTATCAATATAAACTGCCTTCAATTGATTTAAATTAATATCAGAATCACCCGCTTCACGGACATTTTGTATTTGGGAATCTGTAGATGTACTCCAATCATTAGGAACTACAATATATTCTGTAGAATCAAATTTTATAATATCACTTGGCGAAACAGAAAACAAATATTTCCATACATACCCATCTCCACTGGTTCCAGCAGATGATGGTTCCAAATCTGTAAAAGTTGGTTCATCCTGAGATTTATTACCTTTTAGATTAGATCCAGATGATCCATTCTCAATACAAATATAAACTTTAAAATCGCTATTCATTACATAGAAGTTAGAGTCATATAATCTAGAAGAATCGGAATTTGGAGTAGGATTACTTACACTATAATCATGACGATACATATCATACTCTTTATTAGAAGTCCAATTAACTTTTCTAATTACTCTTCTAATATTTTTACTTGTAATTTTTTTCCCAAAAAGAGAAGTTTTTCTGTAATGAGAAAGATAATCTAAGTTATCAACTGGGTTTTTATTACTATTTTGGTCATCATTCCAAGTAACTGTTCTACCAAAACCGGGGTTTGGAGTTGTTGGATTAGATAATCCTAGAAAAGCATAGTAAGAATTATTTTCGTTCAGTACAGAATCTACAAAATTACTAGCATTTAATATCCTAAATTGATCTGTTACTACAGCAGCCATATTATTAGTTTTTTAGATATTTATAATCATTCATCTAGTGCTCCGGTTTGCCTATATCCAATTCCTCCACCTCTTCTTTGAATTGTTGGGAATGATGATAATCCAGCATCAACAGTAAGACCTGTAACTCCAATTGAAATGCCTGCAGTAATGGATCCACCTGACAATTTGCCCCAAGAGAATCTTCCGACAGGATTTAATTCACTACCAGTAGATGCCAATCCAACCACCGAAGTATTATTCTCAATCATACAAGTGATAATTCCCAATGTTCCACTAGCATAAACTGCTCCTATTGAATGGTAAATATTATCAACAAAAGTAGTTCCTAATCCAACAGTACTCACTCCAGTTACATCCATAGAAGTGACTCCAGTTCCAATACGAGTATCGAAAATATAGATTGGAGTGTCAGCAGCGATAGAATTTGCGGGAATACTAAGATCAGAACTCGATGTACGTAAATGGAATTCAAATGCTAAATTTGAACCAGAAGTAGTAGTATTAATTCCGGTGACAATTCCAGAGAATCCTTTAGTATCAGCAGTGCCAAATCCAGTTATTGTTTTTTGAGTTAAAGATGGTGATGATACAAGAACTCTTGGCACTCCAATTGTATATCCTAAACCTGGATTAGTAATTGTAATTGCATTTACACTACCTCCAGAAACTGTTGCTGTTGCAGTTGCAGTAGAACCTACACCAACAGTACCATCCGATTTAATAAAAGTACCTATACCAACTGATGGTGCAGAGATTGATATAGTTGGTGTGGAAGTATACCCAGATCCACCACTTACAATAGTCAAATCAGAAATTGTTCCACCAATACCAACCGTAGCAGTTAATCCTGCCGATACTGGATCTGATGAACCAACAGAAACAACTAAGGTGCTAAAAGTTTCTGAACCATCAATGTCTTCCTCAAAGAAAGTAGCATTATCAACAAAAATTAAACCATCACTTGCAGATACATCTCCAATTATCCTTGCTGTTGGGTATATTTGACCCTCTATAGATTCTCTCTTCTTAGATTCATTTTCACCATTAACTTTCTTATCTCTCTTTTGTTTAATTAAATTTATTGATCTGTAATTAGTACTATCAACTCCCTGTCTAGAATATAAATTAGTTTCTACTTTATCTGAGAATGATAAATCAAATACTGTTCTTCTATCTTGCTGTAAAGTATTATTAATTCCAGTAAGTTGAAGATCATCACCTTTTTCTAATTTTTTGGGAATAAACGTAACAGAAGTTGTATCATCACCTTCGGTGCCTTTATAGAAGAATATATCAATATTATCATCTGAATTTGGTGCCTCAATGAAATCAAAAGAAGTTCCACCATCAAAAGTATATGATTTATTTGGTTGTTGAAGAATACCATTTACAAATACAAGTAAATTATTTGCAAACTCGATATTAACTCCTTCTGGACCTTCGAAACTTAATGGAGATTCATTATAGAATAATGGGAAATTAGTTCTACCATCTTGATATGATTTAATATTATCAATATAATCCAATTCTCCAAATTGCCATAATCCAAAACTATCGCTATAAGTATCAAGAACTTCTAATGTAAATTCTTCTAGAGGTTCTGACAATCTTCCATCAGTAACTAATCCAACGAGAGTAAACTTATCACCTTTTCTAAATTCATATCCAGGTCTAGTTATCTTGAAACTCTTAACCTCAAAATGAGTTGATCCAACACCAACAGTAGTAGAAGCTCCTCCAACTTCGACTGACATCTGCAATCCTGTTCCAGAAGCAGTTGTTGTTCCTATCCCTATTCTAGAAACTCCCAAAACATCGAGATTTTCATAAGAAGGAGACTCAACTATAATTGCTGGATTGACATATTCAGTTCCACCAGCACCTACAGCAAATGCTAAAGTTCCACCAACTCCAACAGTAGCTGTTATATTAGCACCACTTCCAGCACCACCACCAGAACCAACACCAACACTAATAGTATTAGTTGTAAATGTTTCAATTGCTAGTTGTTGATCATGAGCAGGATCACCACCAACTTCACCTCTTCTTTGCTTGGTTTTAGATACCGCTCTTGGATAAGCATGTTCTGTAGCATAATGATCTTTAGAGCAAGAGAATACTATTCCTCCAGTATCAATTCCGATTGTATTAGAATCTGTTAATCCATGATTAGCAATCGTTAACACCAATATTCCTGTTGGGGAATCATATGTAGCATTTGTAGCAGTGTACTTAGTACCATTATTATCAGTAATTGAATTTACTCCACAACTGACAAATCTATGATCATAAATGAAATCTGTTACTCCAACAGCAACTGTTCCATAATAACCAGAACCATGTATATCTGTAGTTCCTATTCCTGCTGAAATAAATGATCCTCCAGCACCAATATGAGAGGTTACAGAAGCACCTACAAGAGGAGCATATCCCAATCCGCCAGTAGAACCTAATGATATAATTATTCCACCTCTTGGAACGTTGTTTTGATTAATATCTGATTCTGAGGAAATAATATCAGAGCTATCACTATCTGTTATTCCACTGAATATGACTGTACTCACTCCAGAAGTTGCATCAGTAATAATCTCAAAATTATTACTTGGATTGTTAAGTGTAGATGGAGTTTGAAAAACTCCATTAATAAACATTAAAGCATTTTGATTTTGGGATTGTACTGAAGTTGTTCCTATTCCAGCAGCAGTATTTGCACCACCAACTCTTATAGTAAATGTTCTTCCAATACCAGTAAATTGATCTGAAATATCATCATAAATTTGATTGGTATCATAATTATTTCTAAAGTAGGATCTCCCTGCAAATTCAGATGTTGGAGGATCTAAATTCATTATATTTTTATCTTGATTTGCATCTCCTCTAGGAGCATCAACAAAGAATATATCACTTCCAACAATATTATAAGATCCTTTATAAATTGTAGCAATACCTGTTGTATCACTATGAGACGTTGATATACTACCAAGTATTCCTCTCTCAACTTCAACTAGTGCTGTCGTTCCTATACCAGTTATTGGTCCAGTGCTAGTTGTGCCAAATCCTACATTTATAACCTTTACATATTCATCATCTATACCTAAAATATCATTTGATTCTATAGTTGATATTCCACTTAAGGCAAATGTTGTAGAAGTTGTGCTAATACTACCTCCATTACCACTCAAAGAATAATTGACTGGGGTAAACATTAAAGGATATTGCACAACATTATCAATAGAGATCAATGATTTTTCATTTTTCTTTGCCATTTCAAATTGGTGGGAATTTCCTTCACCAAGACCTACAAATGTTACCGCTGTTCCTGCTTTGGTAGTTGAAATTTGGAAACTATCATCATTTTGAACAATGGCAAATACTGATGTTGGTAGAGTATCAATAATACTACCATTCTTATATTGCATTGGTGTTGATCCAACACCAACAAAAGTGGATTTTGGAGTGTAAATTAATTCTTCATTATTTCTGAAGAAATGATTATCAATATTAAATACTCCTGTAGAAGCATTTAATGTAGTAGTATCTGAAGGATTAAATGACTTGGCAAATAGTGGAATATTATTAGTAGTTAATGTAAATTGTTTTTTGTTTCCTATTTCACCATTAATACCAGCATAGTCTTTAATGTAAGTAGAGTCTACACTATTTCCATAAACTAAATCATTTGGAATATTTACCTTATCATTTTCAGTATATAAAAATTCAGTGTATGATACAACTTCATTATAAGAAAGAGCATATGATCCAGATGGTGCAACTTGCCAACCAAACTGCCAATGCCGATAAATGCCAGAACCACCAACAGAACCCGCAGTACTACCATCAGTTGTATCTTTAACAACTATCGCAGTATTCTTTGATGTGAGGGTATCCATAAGTTGTACCTTCCAAGTTGTATTTGGAATGATCAGAGCTTCAAATACTATTGTTAGCTTCTTAGTACTACTATTATAAGTAGCAGTAGCATATTTCCAAGTAAAATTACCCGTATAATTATTAATTTTATCTCTAAATGTCTCACCAATATCATCTGCATCTCCGGCACTACCAGACCAACCTAAATTAGAATTTGGATTACCAACATTATTAATATTATTATCATAGTCATTTAATGTTAATGTTGTAGATCCAGTTATACTAGAATGATTTGTTGTTAATTCGACTGTATAACTAGTACCAGTATTACCATTAGTATTGTCTGGATAATAAACTAAAGATAATGGATCTATTATTCCAAATGTCCCTATACCTATACCAGAACTATTTTTATCATCAGTAAATAACAATTGTGATTGTTGAATATGATGATTATCACTACCATCTTTAACAACCATTACTTGATATAATGCCCTTGTGCTACCAACAGAAACTTGAACTATGGATTTTGCAGAATCTATGATAGTACTAGTGCCATAAACCGTTACAGTTAATCCAAATCCACTAGAAATTTTATTATCGGCATAATTACTATAATATTGAACTGCTCTTGGATTAGATTGTCCTGTAGATTTGAATAAGTATTCACCTGCACTACTAAATCCTGCTGTGGTTCCAAATCCAACTATTCTTGAATTAATTTCAATATCATTTGAACTAGAATCATTTAAAAATTCTAAATTCATAACATTATTATTAATATTAGCACCAAAAGATCCTATATTCTCACCACTAAACACTTTACCCGTTGAATCATAATATGACTCAGCAATATAAGTATTTTCTCCATCATGTGTTACGATAGACTCGACAAAATTAACTTCATTACTTACTACATCTTTGACTTTTGAATTAACAACTAAGGAATTAAATTTAGTTGTAGATACTCCTATTATATTTGTTGTGACTCCAGAAGATGCTAACTGAGTAGAATTAGTAATATCAATTAAGGTTCCTAAATTAGTTGTAGCAATTCCTACTGTGGATCCAATATATTCTTTCTGAAGTACTTTAATATCATAATCTTGCGTATACGGATCTACTGGATCGAATATTAAATTAGTAGTATTAAATTCGTCAGTTTTAATTGAAAATTCACCATAGTTTGTTTCTGATGTATGAGTTAATCCACTACCAATATTTGATATTTCTCCTTTATTCAAAAGAAGATTAGTATCACCTTCCTTAATAGCAACCAAGTCTGATAGTTGTATTTCAGTATTAGAAGCATTTGTAACTCTTACCAAAAATGTTGAATACTGGAAAGAGGGATTTATTTCAAAAATACTCACTTCAGTGGATGGATTTTGTTGATCAGCCAAATTAGAAAATTGTGAATTAATATCATCCATCACAAAAACATTATTCCTACTCATTTCTGTATATGGAGTTAATCTTTGATTTTTAAATCTTATAAACTTAGTGGATCCATTAGTTACATTAGAATCTTTAGCAAAATCAAAACCATATACAATATCCACTCTCTGATCACCAATAATATCCTGAACTGATATTGTGGCATCTGAACTACCAATTCCAATAGATTTGGAAGAAGTTATACCAGTGTCAGCAAAATTCTTCAATCCACTTGTATGAAGTAAACTATTTACAGGAGTCTTCTGAACATTATATTCTATTGGACTTTGAACACTATATGAAAGATTTTGATAATAATCATTATTTGGAACTACTTGTGTAGTTTCATTCAATTTTCCAACATTATCAAACCAACCAATATTTTTGGTATTTCCATATTTTATAGAAAATCTTCCATTATTTTCTTCAATTTTATTAATTGTTGCTTTTGATCCAGATTCTTTCCCGTTTATAATATCACCTACAGTTAATTCGTATGAACCTTTAACTTTAATTGATGTGATATCATATTTTAATATTGATAAATCAACTTCTACTCCATTGACTATCAATTTTTCTCCTTCTAAAAATGGAGTTGCTTTTGAAATAACTCCAAATGATGGATAATCGGTACTCTTTATAATATTTGCCAATGAATCTTGAACTGTCTTAGCAATACCAGTATTAGTTGTTATTCCAGATACATTAATTTTAACTTTATGAGGTATACTATCAACGTTATATTCTTCTACAGTTAAGAATTTATAATCATAATCGGAAGAATTAAATCCGGATCCATCTGTGCTGTAACCAACAATACCTTCAATAAAAACTTTATCTCCAGCTGAAAATGGTCTAAATGCATCAGCTAATGTTGGTGTTGTAATTACACATGTAAAGATGCCTGTATTATTCGATTCTACTTTAAGAATACTAACACCATTAGTGTTATTAGTGGAATAAAGTTCTACCTCAGATGCTGGAAGACCTTTTGGTTCAGAAATAACTTTAACTGAAGAAATAGAACTACCGGTCAATTCAGATTCTAATAATCCACTATCAATTATTTTCTTAGTAGTTGGATTTACAATAATTATTGATGGGGGTTCGGTATATCCTTTTCCACCATTAGTTACTGAAACAATACCGATAGTATTAGAATCACTTAAAGTTACTAGTGGAGAAATATAAGCAGATGGTTGTAAGGTACTATCTGAGGGATATTGGAATCCTTCATTAATAACTCTTATTTGATTTATATCACCAATTGTATTAGATTTTGAAACAATATATGCATCTTGACCAACAGTAGTTCCAGATCCGGTTAAAATTGGAAGTTTCTTATATCCAGACCCACTGGATATAATTTTAATTTTACTAATACCACCTTTTTCTGAAGTTGATGATGTATCATACTTTAAGATATCACATTCTTCTTTTGTATATGAATCTCTTTCAGGATTTCTACTCAATACCACATCAAAAGTAGTATTACCAACACCAGAAATTTTATAATCATTAGTATATACACTATCTACATATAAAATTTCATTATAATTTTTAACATCAGTATCAGCAGTACTAATATAACCAGATTTTTCTAAATTATAATAAAGTTTAGTAGGAAGATTTTTACTATAATTAATGGTTACTGAAGATCCAGTAGAAACAACATTAAAATTAGTTGTAGAACCTGTAGAAACAAATTCATTCCCAAATTCTTTATCAGTGTAAATTTTTAGATTATAACCGGATAATGAAGAGTCTGAAATATCAAATACTAAATTATTACCCCTTATAACTTTTATTTGAGAATTGATTAATTCTATAGTTTGAGTTGCTCCTCCAGTTGATCCAATTCCAATAATTGATGGAGATGATAATACAGAATTATAATATGTTTCTGCTAATTTAAAATTATCATCATCTACTTTATAAATATAATATTCAGAATTATTTAAACCAAGAGGAAGTAAATCTGATGAGTAGGATACTTTATCACCTGTTTTAAAATTATGCGAATTTATATTAAAAGTATCTGTTGAAGTATTAATTCCTGTGGAATTAAAACCGATAGAATTAACTACTAATTTTTGATTACTAGAATTTACTTTTAATCTGACTCCCGTAGAGGTTCCAATACCAACATTAAGACTTGGTTGAAGAGTAAGATCTACTACATCACCATTAGATAACTCATGTGCAGTTGAAACAGAAACTGTTGTCTTTTGTCTTTTTACATTTCCAGTTACCTGTTCAAAATCACTTTCGAATAAATATTCATCATTGTCTGATCCTCCTCCACGGAAAAATAGTTCAGAGAAGGAAACTCCTATTCCCGTCTTTATACCAATAATATCTTTTCCCTTACTGGTAGCATAAACAGTGGTTGGTAGAGAAAATGTAGATCCATCACTAGTAGTTGACACTGAGAGTACAGCACCAGGATTAGTAATGAATAATTTTTGATTATCACTAAATGGATGATTTGGAATAAAAATTGATTGTGAAAGAATATCTCTAGTAGTGGTTGTTATTCCAAAATTAAAGGTTACTGAGGTAGAAACACCTACTTCTGTTCCATATCCTACAGAATTTGTGGGATTAAAATAAACTTTACTATTAACTCTAGAGTCAAAATAATCCATTTCTACTGGAATAGTAAAAGAGTCTGGAGTAAATATTATGGAAGACCCAGTAGAATGTCCTACATTTGTAAGACCTCTCTTAACAGTAAGAATTTTATCTTTTCTGTAAATATTTAAAATTGATAATGTCTCTGTTCCTATACCTATACTACTACCAACTGAAACTGGTGGTACATTCGAAACACTAATTTCAGTTGTTCCTATAGAAGAAGCTGATAATATATTTGTTTGAAGATTGGCAGTATATGAAGTTATTCCAATATTAAAGGTATTATTTAATTTTGAATATGTGGATAATCCTGAGATGGAAACTGTATCACCATTTACAAGATCATGATTTGGTAATATCGTTACTTCAACTTCTCTTGAATTATTCCAAGTAAATATTGAATTATTGTAAGATAAAACAGTTGTATTTACATCAACAATATCTTTACCTTTAATCGAAGAAACAACAGCAGATAATCCACCATCACCATCAAATTTCAAGGTATCATTAACTTTATAATTTGAACCTGAATTTAAAATATCAAATCCAGTTATTGTGCCATCAGTAACGGATTCGATTTCTACAGTTTGATTAGAAAGTTCACTCGTTTCATAAACGAAATCATAATCAGATTTTTTATCATTAATATTATATGGGAAAGTATTTCTAATCAAATCTGAACTTGTAAAATCAAATTCCTGATTAAGTAATAAATTATCTTCTACATAATCAGATTTATAATTATTGCCTATAAAATATGGGAATACTGAATATCCATTAGAATCAATTGGGGCAAAGTATGCATACACACCATCTTTAAATTCTGGTGTTTTTGCAAATCTACCATTATATTGATCCAAATCTCCAGAACCAGTAAATTTATAATCTTCAACGAAAAATCCTCCCTCAAAATCACTTGTAGATGGTCTATCGATAATATTTGATGTATCTAAAGAATATCCAGATGTTAAAAGAACCGGATTTGTAGAAAAACCAGCATTAGAATAACCATAAGGACCATAAATTGGATTACCATCATATGCCCATCCAATGATCTTTGAGTGTGATCCATTAATTTCTGGTACATTTAAAAAATTATCAGAATATCCACAAACAGAATACTGTAAATTATTTTCTGAAGGAGTTAGAAGTTCATTTCCAAACCTTGCTACATTATTAATAGTTAATTGTCTGACATTAGAATCAAATAAAGCATTAGAACCTGCAGACTTTACCTGAATAGATGTTGAAGATGATGAATATCCAATACCAGTAGTTAAAACCTTTACCTCACTTATTCGTCCATTAGAAATAACAGCTCTAAGTTTTGCCCCACTTCCAGAACTTGAAGAATCGGAAACTATAAGATCAGGTTCAGAATAGTACTCTTTTCCACCATACTCAACTCTAACACTATCAATCGTGCCATTGACAATATTTGGAACCAATTCCGCATTTACACCAGTTTTTATACTAACTATTGGTTTCTTCTCAAAATTTATAATGGAAGAACCATATCCAGTTCCAGATTCATACAAATAAGAATCTACAATACTACCTCGGACTGTAGGTGTTAAGGTAACTGTTTGATTTTGAGTCGTAGTTCCTACACCGACTGGAGTGAACGTTAAATTGACAGAAATATCTGGATATTTAAAATATTGATATCCTTCACCTTGAGAAGTGAGGTCTACATATTTTTTTGTTTCAAAATTTGATGTTATTGTGCCACCAATTCCGGCATCAGATAATTTAAAATAATCATCATCAACTTTTAAAACATAGTATTGATTACTAGATGATAATCCGGTAATTGTAGTAGTTTCAAAAGTATATTCTACTAAATCACCATTACTGAAATTATGGTCTTTAAAATAAACAGTATCAAAATCAGTAGATATTGCGGATGGTTTTACAATTAATTTTCTATTTGTATATCCACTACCACCATTAATAATTTTAATATCTTCTATACCTGTTTTTGGTTTTGCTGGTATGAACTTATGAATACCACTCTTATTTGATGTTGTAAATCCAACGGTGTTTATACCACTCAAAGAATCACTCTTTGTATTAAATAATTTAATCGCTCTATTATTCAAAACCTCGACAAAATATGATCCATTATTGATTAATGTCTCTGTAGAGGATTCTAATGTCCCAATACCTAATGAAACATTTCCTTGATTATTATAAATTATTTCTTGCCCATCATCAAAACTATGGTCTGAAAGGAATGTTAAGGTTTCTCCTACAGTATTAATTCCACCACCATTTACTGTTGTTCTAGCATCAAAGAAAATATTTCTAAACCTTTTCGCCAAAGATGCTTCAAAAACAGCTCCAGATCCATTTCCACCACTAACACCAATGGATACTACCTTATCAATATCAAATTCCTGAGAATCTACAGAAACCCTTTCAAAAGAACCACTAATTACTGGTTGAACTAATGCAGTCACCCCAAGTCCATTAGATACTGTTACTTGAGGTAAATTAATTACATCATATCCAGATCCACTATTTAAAACCTTGATAGAGTCTAAAGGTCCATAATATACATTATCAACAGATTTGTAATTAGAAATCTCTACACCATTAATCAACATCCCAATTCCACCAGGAACTGTTGATTCATTTTTACTGTCTTTAGTATTGACAGATAATGAAAATTTTTTCAGAAGTTTTTGTGGACCAATTAAATTACTATTTTGTGATCTTAAACTTAAAGTATCATTTACATTAACCCCACCAGAAGGTTCCTTAAATGTTATGTAATCTGATCCACCAATAAATGATCTCGAAGAATATAATCTTACATTCGAATTACTTACTTTTTCAACAAAATAATTACCAGTTTCTAGTCCAACTATGGGAGTTCCGGCAGGTTGATAAGTAATTTCCTCTCCAGTAAAAAATGGAACAGATCTTAAGTCTAACTCCGTATATGTTACATTATCCGATAAACTATTTGCTAATCCAACAACACTAGTAGATTGAATTGTTGTGGGAATTTTATAAGAATATGGGGATGTTTTATTTGGATCCGGTTCATCTGATGGCAATGAATTGGATGCAACATACATAAATTCATTATT